AACATCACAAAAACAAAGGAGAGAACATATGTTAGAAGTAACTAAGAAGTCCATTATAAGTGGGAAGAGTCATACTATGGAGTTAGATATAACCCAAGAGCAACTAGACAGATGGGAGCAAGTTGGAGATCAATTGGTGCAAGTTGCCTTCCCTAATCTTAGCTCGTCAGAGAGGGAGTTTTTAATGACTGGTATTACACCTACGGAGTGGAATGACCACTTTGGAGACGAAGAAGATGACCACGATGAATGATATGTTTGAGGGTTATCAAACACATAAGTGGTTAGCTAAACAGAGAGACCTTGAGCCTATTGGGTTCAAGGAATTTATTGGTATATTTATGCACTTCAATTCTGTTGTTATGCATCAGAGTGTAGCTATATATACTGCAGCCAAAAATTCCCAACTTGGGAAAAATCAGACAAAGGAGACTATTCAATGATTATGGAAGACTATGAATATGAAATAGGAACTGAAGTAGTAGCAAAGTCAAAAGATATTGATGTTACTTGTGTAGGCAAGATACATAATATAATTGAAGATGATGGAAACATATACTATGCAGTTTGCAATAGTTTATTTTTAGGAGAGGAGATAAGTCAATGATTGACTTTGAATTACTAAAAAAAGTCGTGCAACAAATTAAAGATGACGTAAGTAGTGGAGATTATACTGCCATTGAAGATTTGTTAAAAGATATACCTAAAGAAAGATTAATTGGTTTTTTAACGGAAGGAGATACACAATGAAAGCTTATTTTATTAATGCCAAAGACGAACTAATTACAGAAGTTGACACCAAAGGTGCTGACCATTCAAAAGAAATGATTGGGTGCAGAAACTTTGAAATATATCCTTACAGCGTAAATGGTAATGATATGTGGACAAGTGAAGAGGCTAATCTAGGAGAATACAATTATTTCTTTGCAATAGATAATGTTATTGTGAGTGGTAATGCTTTACTGTTAGGTTTTGATGTGGATACAGGTGACTGTAAAGAAGTAAATAATTTAAGTTTAGATAATCTAAAATCTAGGGTTACCTTTATGGGCAAGAGATACATTGACCATAATAAGTTATTTAGCAACTTTAAAATAGAGGAGTGGAAGTAATGCAAAAAGTTAGAGTTTATTGGAATCTTCACAAAAAGTGTTGGAGCATACAAGATGGCAAGAGTGGTCTAGTTATTGACCACAAACAAAATTTACTTTTAGAACGTGCTAAGTTTGTTGTCCGTAAGGGTGGGCAAAAGCGAGTACGTGAAGAAGGTAAGAAAAATGTTCATGCCTTTGCATATGGAGAATGGGATAGGAAAGAGTATCGCACATTTAAAAATATGCCTTTGTGGAGAAGAGTATCTTACAATCCATATAAGAATGATTTCTTTATGGTTCAAAAGTTTTCTAATCCATACGAGTACAAGGAGTTAGATAAGGATATGACATATGCAATAGTGCTAGAAACTCTTGAAACAGAAAAGAATGTACACCCAAGAACTTACATATAAGGAGATAACTTAATGACACCTATAAATGTAGCAAGTTTCTTTGATGGTTGTAGTGGGTTGCAGTTAGCTTTACATAGGGCTGGTATTCCTATTGGTGTTTACCATGCATCCGAGATTGACCCTCACGCAATCAAAGTGACCCAAGCTAACTTCCCTAACACAATACAGATGGGAGATATTACAAAAATATTCTATACAAGTTTCAATCATCATATTGACCTAATGGCAGGTGGCTCACCTTGTCAGGGATTTTCATTTGCGGGAAAGCAGTTGAACTTTGATGACCCTCGTAGTAGGCTATTCTTTGACTTCATACGGATACGTGATGAGTTATTACCCAAGTATGTACTGCTAGAGAATGTGCGTATGTCAAAAGAATCTCAGGACATCATATCTAAATACATGGGGTGTGAGCCAACTAAGATAAACTCTGCTGATGTTTCGCCACAAAACAGAAATCGTCTGTATTGGCTAGTCAAGTATGATTGGGATTTGGAGAAGTATGTACCAGTTCACATACCTCAACCTACCAAGAAGAATATAGTCATACGAGATATACTTGAGGACTTACCCTTTGGCGAGATACCTAACTACCTTGCTAACAGTTGGGGTGGAGTTCCACGAGGCGATAAGGTTAAGTCTATTGATGATGCTAAAGCTAACTGTCTTACTGCATCTATGTGGAAAGGTCAGATACCTACATTCATCAAGAAACCTAATCCTACTGCATCTAAGGATGGTCTCATACGTGTAGGAACTGCTGATCTCAAAGGTCACGATAGCATCAAACGTGTGTACTCTGTTGATGGCAAAGCACCCACTCTTACCACCATGCAAGGTGGACACAGAGAGCCTAAGATATCTATGGGCAGAGTTATTAACAGAAGACTTGATGAGAATGGTGTACGTAAAGACAATCAAATGGAGTTACCATTTACAACTAAGGTTGAGGTCAGAGAAGATGATAAATCCAACTGCCTTACTACAGTTGAAAAAGATAATGTTGTAGTCAACCGAGATGAGTATCTATGGCGAAAGCTTACACCTCTTGAGTGCGAGAGGTTACAGACTATGCCTGATAATTATACTAATCATGTATCAAAGACACAGAGATACAAGATGATTGGTAATGGTTGGACTATTGATGTGATTGCTCACATACTTAATCAAGTCAAAGCTGATAATGATTGGCACGGAATGTATAACAACACAAAGGAGAGAGTATAATGGCTAGAAAATATAAAAAGAAAATACCAAACATAACACATAATGGTATAATAAATGTATGGGATTATGTGTCATTTGAAGATTATCCAAATGAGTATGGTAAAAGAATTTACTTAGATATCTCATCATTAGTAGATGCTTCTGAGCATGAGCTACAAAGTAATAAAAAATATAAAAACTTTGAAGTTGAATCTTATGGTGTAAAAAGGTGGGAGTGTTAATATGAAGTTTCTCAAAGAGAAATGGCATACATTAATATTTCCTATCTTTTTTATATTGTTTGTATTCTTTATGGTGCTTGAATATTATAAGGGAAACTGTATTATAGGTAAGGATATGTGGATATGCAATTACATAGATATTGAAAGGAGTAAATAGATGGCATTTGACCAAATGAATATTAAAGATATGTTGTGTGATATGTATGACATTCAACGTAAGATTAAAAAAACTAAGTTATATGATGCACCAAAAGATAATGATGGGAGTTGTATTACTGTCGGTGAATGCATTGATAATGTTATTGACCAACTAGAAGAAGAACTTAAACGTAGAGGAGAAGAAATATGAATCTAATAGAACTTGAAGAACAAATCAAAGAGCATAAGATTGTTGAAAATATTAAAGATGGTATAGCAGATGGTTTATTACATGGCGAAAGAGATGACACCAAAAGTCATTACTATTACAAGATAGGCTATGACTATGGTTGTACTATGTTTGATATGCTAGGCACTAATGTATGTAGAACTAAAATAAAGGATGGAACAGAGAATGAATAGATTTATTATAGAAAAAACCCCACATGAGATAGCATCATCTTTATGTGACCAACACGTAGTTAAGATGCCACTAGAAGAAGCACAGATGTTATGTACTGCACTATGGCATCATGCACCTGACTATGCAGAACGAGAAGGATTGTACAAACCTGTACATCAGAGGCATCCTTGCACCCTATGGGCAATGGAAACTAGAGAAAACTATATCTTTGCATACAAATTATATAGTGCTATGCTACATGAGTATACTAATAGGTATGGCAAAGGTCATGGTGCTTGTAAGCATCAGCTATCTTTATTTCAAGGTAGATTTAAAATACCTGAAGGTAAACTTACTAGACACCCACAATGTTTTAGTGGGCATGATGATTTAAAGACAGACGAGTTCTTTCCTATAGAGGCATATAGGAAATTCTACATAGTTGACAAATCTAGATTTGCTAGATACAACTATACACAAAAACCACACTGGATGAAAGGAGAAGTGGCATGAAAATACACAGAGTAGTACAAATGTTGGGTGCAACAACAAGCACTGGCAAGTTAGCAGATGATATGTATGACTTAAACCATAAGACATACTATTCAAAAGCAGAGGATAAGGATATACCTATATCACATATGGACTTTCAGCATTTGGTTAGAGCATTTGTGAAACAGAATGACGAAGACGTTAGAACTGATACACAAGAAGGTAAGGTCAAAGACTTAGATAAACAAGTTAAGCATTGGAAGAAGAAGTATGATGCTTTACGTGAAACATATGCAATATTGTTTGACTCTGCTGAAGTAAAAGATAAGAAACACCATCAGCAAATGGAAAATGCAGACAATCAACTTATGTACCAAGAGAAAATAATAGAGGGTCTAAGAAGTGAGATCAAAACTTGGAAAGAAGAAGAACATAGATGGAGAAAGGCATACCATGATGAACACAATATTCAAGGACATAGATATGTTTTTTGTGAAATACCCAACGATGAGTATGGTAAAAAGTTAACACGAGGTATGAAGGTGTATCTCAATGATGAGTCGTACACTATGAGAGTGCGTGGACAACATATTAAGCCTGAGTTTAAAGGTACAAATGCTACGTCTTATGGTCAATCCATAGAACAATCCACACATCTTAGAGTGTACATAGATAAAAGAAAGGAGACTAATGATGTGGCATAGAATACACGATTTTTTTGATAAAGATTTTAATAAAAAATATGGTGAGGGTACAAAGTTTGACCTTGACTATGGTAAATTATTAATAATAGCACTATGTATTTACATAGCACTGGAGGTGTAGAGTGAAGAATAAAAAACTGTCAAGTTTAGTTGATGAGTATTATTTATCTTTTGATTTCAAGAGCTTACGAGATAAAACTAAAGAACAATATCAATACTTTCTTGGGGTGTTATTAGATACAAAAATTGATGATGCACAAAAATTAAGCAATATCAATTTTTCTGATATCACTACCAAGATGTCTAAACTTGCATATGAAGAGTGGTGTGAGAGAGGTATACACCTTGCTAATCATGTCATGTCTGTGGCAAGAGTAGTATATAATTATGGCATACATATGGAGCATTGCACAGTCAACCCATTCTCAAGTATAAAGAGAAGAACACCTATATCTAGAAAGGTTGTGTGGACACGAGAAGATGTGAAAGCGTATCTAGACGTAGCATACTCTGATTTTTACACTAGAAATTTAGGATTGATTGTGCAAATGGCATATGAATGGTGTCAGAGAGTAGGAGATATGAGACTACTAAAATTTTCTAGCATAGATTATGACAAGGGTGTGTTAAATCTAGAACAATCTAAGAGAAGAAGTGTAGTTCATCTACCTATTTCATGGGAGTTATTAGAGATGCTTAACCAACAGAAAATGGACTTTGGTTTCCAAGAATATGTAGCACCTCGCCCTCGCCCTAGAAGAGGCATACACGAGCCTTATTCAATCACTAAGCTACCAGTAGAGGCTAGAAAGATTATGGACTCTGCAGGACTCTCTAAGGAGCTTAGATTGGCAGACCTAAGAAGAACAGGTACAACTGAAATGGTTGAGGCTGGTGTTTCAATGGGAAATATTATGTCTGTCACAGGTCACACTAACCCACAAAGTGTTAAGCCTTACATGAAAAATACCTTTGCTTCTGCTAATTTAGCATTAAGTACAAGAAAAAGTTTGACACAATTTTAATCTCGTGTTACAAGACATTGCATTGTCCGAAACACTAATATATATAAGGAACATATATAATGTATAATATATTAGAATTTGTAAAAGATTTAAACATTCCTATTGATGAGACACGTAGATTGGATTGTCCTGTTTGTAAATCCTACAAGACATTTACTGCTACAAATAATATGGGTTCATTAGTATGGAATTGTTATAAGATTTCCTGTAGTTTAAGTGGGAGTACACGTATCAGATTATCTGTAGATGATATTAAGTCTGTAAGCACAAAAAAAGAATTGGCTACAACTGATACATTTCAAATGCCTGAATACGTAGTTCCTCATAACAATAGGAATGGTCTCATGTCTTTCTGTGACAGGTGGCAACTAGATGCAGACAAACTAAACTTACACTATGACGTGAAGGATGACAGAGTGGTGTTTCCCATAGAACATAAGGGTAAGTTAGTTGATGCAACTGGTAGAGCTTTAGGCAAACGTCTACCTAAATGGAAAAGATATGGGAATAATCCCTTGCCATACTTTCATGGTTATGGTAAGGTCGCAGTTGTAGTTGAAGATTGTGTAAGTGCTTGTGTCCTAGATAGCAATATATATGTTGGGGTGGCTATACTTGGAACTTCATTATCAGAAGAACATAAGATTTTCTTGTCACAGTTTTCAACTACTATCATTGCGTTAGATCCTGATGCATTGCCAAAGATACTTCAGTTTGCAAAGGAGTTACGTGGATACGTTCCCAACATACGTGTCCTCAGACTTCAAGATGATTTGAAGTATAGAAATGAGGAAGATATTTACAACTTATATAATTTAACCCCAAAGGAGTAAAATATGGAAAATTCACTATTAAGAAGTCTAATGGATAGAGAGTTCTACAAAGAGCATCGTGGAGCTAGATGTCCAGATAGATTGTTTAGCAAAGATGCTAGAAAAATAAAACAAGCAATAGACTTGGCTATGGATAGGTATGAACGTACAGTTACACCAGATGAGATTGAGGCTTTATTTATATCAAGCAATCCGTCTATGTCTACTGCACAGAAACAAGCATACCTAGCTCTATTCAAATCTATAAAGAATGAAAAACCTTTAGGTGCTGATGTTGCACAAGAGGTGTTGTCTAAGTTGTTTCAACAAGTTGTTGGAGAGGACATAGCTAATTTAGGATTTGATTATGTCAATGGTACTAAGACAAGCTTAGAGCCTCTGCGTATATTGTTGGAGCAATATAATGATGACTTTACACCTGATTTAAATGTGGAGTGGGATGACTTGGATATTGAATCACTATTAGCTAAGAATGATCTTGAGGCTCGTTGGAACTTCAATATACCTGCATTGACAAGACAACTTGAGGGTATAAATGCTC